GTACCTGATTCTTTGCCCCAGCTATACTTCACAGGAAGGTGTGTGTGATCAGCTTCGAGGTCTGGCTTATCGCCTATCACGAATACTCTGCCATCCCACTCTTTTATGTTCCTGAGAGATTCAATAGAAAGCTCTAACTCCCGAGTGCGCGACATCCTATATGAGTATACGACAGGGTACATATCAGAATGAGTCCAACCCAGCAACGACCCCATTTACCACTCTAAATGGCAACTTTGCTTTGTATTCGACTGCTAATAATAGAGAGTACTTTAATTCTTCTTGGTCTTTTGAATTTATGTAGGGGTAAATTATATCGTACATAATTATTTCTTCTTGGCCTGTGCCTTGAACCCCATATCAACTTTTGCTTCCGATTTAATGTACTCGATTGTAACATCCGCTAACTGTTTAACCGATTTTTCGTCAGCCATCTCTTTAATAGTTTCTAGTTTAGCGACTATGATTTTTTGCTTGTCATTCATCGCTCTCTACCATCCGAATAACCGAAAGCGTAGCCTATTCCTAGAACTACTATAGCGACCATAATTGCTATGCCACCTTTTATTATTGCGTCTAGTGTTTCGTAGTAGATCATTTCGATTTTCTCTTAGATAAGTAGCTTAACCTTATTTCAATAGTTATAAGCTGTAGTAATATACCGGCTATTATAATATTATCAATTGTCATTATATCCACCCCAAGAACAGCCCGACTCACGACAAATCGGGCTGTTGCTAAAGTTGATAGATTGCCGTGATATCATGCTTTCAGTGTACCACTTTTTTAGGATAAAACCAAGACTTTTGATAGTAAACTAACTGAACTGAACGACCATAATCACCTATCAATGATGAGCAAGACAGTATTTTGCCTAGCTTTATAAGCTCTATCACATCGTTATACTTCTTATATTGATACCTTGTTGTCGGTCGAATAACAAAAAACTGTAGAGGAGTTTCTACAGCTATTTTATCTGGTCGTATATGAAAGGTGGTGCGAGTTTGTTCTATGTAGATAAGCTCGGTATTGTCCACCATGTAAGCATATTTATATAGACTCAGATCGTTAAAAGCAAATCAATTTATAACAGTCGTGATAGCTCTTGTTCGTTAACCCCTTGGAGCCTCACGCTTGCTGTGGTATCTGGGTTGTAGATATATGGTAGATCAATGTCTGAAACTTCTTTGGCTTCACGCTGCCAGTCTTTAGAGATTGCCGTCCGTCTGACGTTCACGTTATAGCCGTTCTTCTTAGCGAACTGCTTTAATAATTTGAAGTCGTGCTTGTATACACATGGAACGCATCTGTCAGTGTAAATTATTAATGTCATTCCCACTCCTTAATTAAGATCACAACTCCTACAGCGCCTAGCCAATTCAATAGGAACTGCTGCCAGTCACTTGATATTAGTAGAGCGAAGGGTACTGATACCCATACACTGAGGCACACTGGGCACTCCAGAAGGTCTTGTAGCCATGAGTTAGGCCAAACCCTGCGTAGGCTTGCGAAGATCATACCAGGGCCATCGTATGCGCTTACTAAGGTTGATACGGCATAGGTTGCTAGGCTTGCTACTATAAATTCAATCACTGTCTATCCTCCCCTTGGTCTTTGGTTGATTCTCTACGCATAAGCTTGGACGTCTTAATTAGCACATCAACGTCATATTTAGGTAACAGGTACAGGCATCCATTTGGCATATCTACTCGCCACCTATTTTGTTTGATGTTTCTCTCTAGGAGAAAATAAAAGACTGCATGTTCAGCTTTTCTTATGAGGCTCATAAGTAAGCCTCTTTAAGTGGTGGGGTTTTGGTCATGCAAAGTGCCTCCAAATGTACTTATGCAGCAGAATCTTTCGTAAAGCTTTAATCCAACCAGTCAGGTAATAGCGTGTTCTAAAGTGTGCTATCTCCGTGTGAATATCGAAGTATATATGCCATTCGTTGTCTGTACGGTCAGGATAGTTTGGGGTCTTGTCTTTGACTTCCACATCATACATAGGTTTATATGGCAGCGGCTCTTCTAAACCGACGGCTATACGATTGTCATTATCATCGTAGTAGAGCGCTCCATCATGCTCACTTGAATAACTTACTCGTGCAATCTTTTGTGTTTCGCTCATGTGACAATCCCCTCTTCCTTAAGTTTTTGGGTTAGTGCTTGTACTGCTGCTGTTGGGGTGTCACCACTGCTGAAGTACATTTCTGAATCTTTGCCGATTTCTCCATACCAAGCTTTCCATCCACCTGAAGCGGTAGCCTTGAGGTTTACACCAAACACTTTGCCACCGTAGTCATCAATGACTTTGTAAGGCAAACTTGTTAAAAGCCCCTCTAATGTGTCTGATTGCTCAGGAGGTTCTTGGTTCTTTATGGCTTTCAAAACACGGTCAACGTCTTCTTGCCGGGTTTCGTTCGACTCGGGGCGGTAAGTGATTGCAAACTCGTGTAGTATTTGCCGTAGTTCGTCGGTGAGTATCCTACTCTGCTTACTGTGTGTAGGAGCAGGCTTTGGCCTAGAATCTATGGTAGGTTTTGCGGTTTCTCTTTTCCATTCTTCGGCACATGTGCAGCTCATTTATTCCCCTTCCGTATTATTGCTAGCTTGGAGCTGCTCAAATATCTTTAGGCCATCGTCAATATTAACTGAGCCTGTAGAGACAGCACCTTCTTTGAGTAGAGCGGCGAGTTTTGTTGCTCCATCGACCCTAGCAGCCAGTAGCTCTTCCTTATGTCGTTTTAGGATTGCAGCCTTTGCTTCCGCCATTTCTTGATGACATTCGTCCGTCTCTTCTCTGTTCACGCATCTATCTAATACCCCTAGTGCATTACCATATTTATTGAGTTGTTCATTTAGCCATTCTTCACTAAACGTATTAGAGGGGTTAGCACTCATGCTGTTCGTTCCGCTTCTTGCTGAAGATTAATAAACACTTCATGAGGTATCACCAGGGTAACTGTGTCATCAGCAAAGCTCTTTTTATATTGCCCAGACTCAACCAGCTCCTTATAAGCATCTCTTTTACCGAAGTTGTAGCCTCTATCGAACTCTCTTTCTTCTTTGCTCATTCCGTCTTTTCTCCTATACCTGTTAAGTCTGGGTTTTCGTAGATGTTTCCTACGACTTCATTAGTTGTCTCGTTGTAATCGTCCATTTGTGCAAGGTAGCCACAGTCAATAAATATGGGGTCGTGACCAATAACAACTTTGCTCTCATGCCTACCGTTCTCAGCCCGCCATTTATGAATGACAATATCTCCCTCATAAATCTCAACACCGTTCTTGTCTTTTAGGCCGGTGTATTGCATAATGTCGAACTTTTCTGCTTCCCTAATAAAATTATGTAGGTTAAGAAGACTATAAGTGGTATTGAAAAACATTTGTGTTTCTTTATCCCAAGCCCTGAATTTAATCTCGCGCATTGTCTCCTCCTACCTTATTAGATGTGATTATGGTGCGGCACTGCTCTACTGCGTCATCAAAAGCTTGGTCACACGTACACTGATACTGAAAACCTGCTGTGCATATGTCACATGGCTCGTATTTCATATACTCACGTTCTGGCAACTTACTAAGCAACATATCGGAGTGTTCGTTAATTGCTTTGGTGAGTAGTTGCATGATTTTATCGCTGAGTTTTTCTGCTTCAGTACTGTCGATATACGTCATGCCGTCTGATACTTCTCTAGCATCAATCTCGTAGCAGTTAAGCAGGAAGAAAAGATCTTGTTTTAGTTCCTTTGTAGATTCTTTGTTCATGATGCGCTCCCAGAAGTAGGTGTGTCACCAGGAATTTTATCAACTCTTTCTAACAACTGCTCTTCAAATGTTTTGGCACAGTGGCTATTTGGTTTATCTATATCCTCAGACTCTACATATTCAGAGTGAGGGTTGAAAGTGGTAACTGTTTCTACTGCTACTGGATATGGAACTTCCTCTTTGCTAGGCCAGACATTTACAGTAATACCCTTATCTAGGATGCGTCGGTAAATCTCGTTCTCGGCCTGCAATCGTTCTGAAATACTAAAACTTCTGTCTAGGTCTTCTTGTAGCTGCTCTACAGCTTGCGCCCACTCCACAAAATTTTTACCACTTGCGTCCTTTTTGTGGAAAGTAGCTGATTCTTTTAAATACTCTAGTAGCTCTTGTATGTTATCTGTTATGGTCATGATTTAGCCTCCAAATAATCAATAAGTTCGTTGAAACCATTTACTAAATCTCTCAAAATATCATCGTCTCGGCGACTGAATATAGACCCTTCGTTAGTCTCAAATTCTATTTCTATTTTGTCTGGTAGATTGCTCATTCGTTTGCATCTCCCATCTGCTCAAGCTGAAAGGTAACAGCTCCTAGGTTAGCTAGTAATTTCGGGTCAGGGTCTGGACTGTCACGTTCTACTCTTGCTGCTGCGTAGGCTTTGTATGATTCTAGTATTGCTCGTTCACTCATAGTTTATCTCCAGGGTTATCCCAAAACTTGCCCTTTTTCTTTTCCGGGGTATCTGGTTTTGGTAGGTTTAATTCAGGTACAAGCGGCATTATTGCCTCTCGATCGTTATAGGTTTAGAAGACGAGCTATTGAAAACTCTTGTTTCTGTTTCAGGTAATAAGCTCCCTGCTAGTGCAAAAGCGATCATTACTATACCGCTGTAGATTATTATATCGCTCACTATTCGTCTTACAATTGTTATCATCGGTAGCCCTTTCGTTTAGCTATCCCCATTGTACTACGCAAACTAAGCAATGTCAAGTATGGTTTACTGCCGCCCACAGTAATTAACCTTGTGTGTTTTCTTTGAGACTATTCGTAGTGTATGAAATATAAAACAGGTTGGTTCAAATTCAAATCCTTTGAAGTAACTATATAGGTGCTTCTAGCCTGGACGGTGGGTAGACAAGTTGATGATAACACAATAATAATTTTGACAATAGACCGCCTCCCCTAAGTGCTAGGAGTAGGATTGAACCTTTTACGGATTAAGGCAGTGAACTTGCTTGAGTGCATTACAGAGAACAGGAGATACAGAACTGTGTCGTGTGCCTTTGGCTAGCAGTGTCTAGTAAGATTTAAATGAAATACCTCTACGTAGAAAATACTAGTTTCCTGTTCTCAGCAATAGACCTGGTTGACGTAATAGCGGCTGTATATCAGAGCCAGGTATTATACACTCAAGATTCCCCTTCAAGTGTTGCCTACAGTTTTGATTATGAGCGGACGGAGAAGCTGCCGTAATCGCAGTCAGTTTATAACATTGCCTGCTTAAGCAATACGGGTTAACTCAGCTCCTCAGACCGCCCACAAGAGTTATCTCATGGGTAGGTATGGTAGCCAACTTTTCACAATTAAAAGACCATACTACTATTATAACTCGATGAACTGAAAACATCAATTTGTAAAAGTATTTGCAACAGTGATTGTGTCTGATATAATGTAAACAGCATGACGAACACGGGCAGGTGAAAATCCTGCCTTTTTGTTACCCTCTAGTAGTTCATCTAGCATGACGAACTCATAGATTACCTGTAGTATACCTCTAAATAAGCACATTGGCAAATTAAAAAGAAGCTCCGAAGAGCCTCCCTTAATAGGAACTTGCCGAAAGGAACTACCACAATAAGAGATAATTTCACAAGTTCCTGTCCCTATTGTAACAGATTATGATATAAAGTCCACCCCTAGAGTGTTCGTAAAGTGTTTATCGGAATTGAGATTAAGCATTGACTTATGCTTAGTTTGCATGTAGTATGTAAATAGGTTCGAAACGAAAGGAACCACAGTAACTTATCAAGCGATATGAAGACAGGATCAGGACACGGAACCCTATAAGTCAACTTGATGAGATGCGAAATTAACAGCTAAGCTACATACAGCTATTCTAGAGCGTCACCTACCATGAAGCGACCATGAGACACACTAGTAGATCAACGTACAGGATAGCCGCGTGTAGCTTAGCATTAACAATTGAGTATCCAAATACTAGTAACAACAAATGAGGTCGCCTGAGTGATTACAGAGTGACGGTAGCCAATCACTACATAGGTTGAAAACCCTTTTGTTACTAGTACCATACATAGTAGTACAGGTAAAAAGGTTAGCCGTAAAAAAGCCTTCGGGTCAGGGTCGCGCTCCTGTACCGCCCTTGCTACTATGTATGGCTACTCAATACAAAAGGAAACACAATGCCTGACTACGAAAAAGAACCGCGCTACAAATTAGTGAAGCCAATCTTAAACATACTGTTTATTTTATGGCTGGTGTTTGTTCTAGTGATACTTGGCTATCATTTATTGGTACCGAGTTGTGATGAAGTGGCATTGGATATTAAGAGTAGAGTACATTGTAGGGAGTAAATATGGAATGCCAAACAAACAACTGTAATGAAGAAGCTCGTGACTTGGGGTATTGCCGTGGATGCGAGTTAGAATTGGAGGATAGATGAAGTCTAATCTAAGCAAAGTAGAATTTGGGCAACAATTTTTCGAGATACGGCATGAGCTTAGAACTAAACCACCTGAATCATGTACCAGTTGCGGACGCTGGTGTAAATGTGAGCGTAATGAATGGTATTACACAATCAAGCCAGTATATGTTTACTCAATAAATGCTATCTGGGATGGTAGTGAAACATTTGATGTATGCCCTGTCGATTTTTCTAAGCCAGAGAATAAGAACGAATCGTGGCGCACTCGATACTCGGTTGAGTACTCAGAAATTGGCGATAAGGTTTTTAACTCTCGCCGAGAAGCGCGTAAAGCATTCAATAAAAGATTCGATGCTAAAACTAGAGTGATATTCAAAAAAAGCGAATTAATGAACAAGGCTAAGTCATTACCCTTTATCTAATAGGTGAAGAGCCTCGGATGGGCGGATTCGAGGGGTGCAATGACTGCTAGCAGCGATACCCAACCAAGTCGTTCACCTCTGCGCGTACTCGTAGCCTGTGAATACTCCGGCAAAGTCCGTGAAGCCTTCCGCAAGCTCGGTCATGACGCCTGGAGCTGTGACTTACTGCCCAGTGACGATAATAGCCCGTTTCATATACAGGGTGATGTACTGGAAATACTAGGCAATGGCTGGGATATGATGATTGCGCACCCGCCATGCACCTACCTGACTAATTCCGGGGTGACATGGCTATATCGAGATGGTGACAGATGGAAAGACTTGATTGAGGGCGCTGTGTTCTTCAGAACTCTATTACACGCAAACATTCCAAAGATAGCAGTAGAAAACCCGATAATGCACAAGTACGCCAAACAGATTATAGGCGGCACACAGACACAGGTTGTCCAGCCGTACATGTTCGGGCACCCTGAACGTAAAGCGACTACCTTGTGGCTTAAAGGCTTACCGAACCTAGAGCCAACCAATAACGTGCTTGAAGAAATGAAGCTACTGCACCCAAGAGATGCACAACGCTTGCATTATCTACCACCAAGTAAAGACCGCTGGAAACTCAGAAGCGAAACATATCAGGGTATTGCTGATGCTATGGCCTCGCAATGGGGTTCCACTGAGTTAGCACAACGTTTAATAGTACCGCTGCAAGCTGAATCAGATATGCTCAGGCACGTTTAGGGCCAGGAGGAGCAAGAATAATAAAGGAGAATACACATGAACGTAGCAAACTTAGAACTTTGCAAAGAATTGTACGATCTTACAGGTTGGGAATCTGACCATACGTGGGCAGCTAACGGCAGCGGTTTAAAGTTTATTGTTCGAAGTAATGACGGCGAATTAGGGCATGATATTTATCGGCTTACGTACGCCTATGACCTTGGTTATTTGATGCGGAATTTACCTACAAGTTCAATAATAAAAAAGCACAACCGTACTGGATTTTCTAAGGCTACTGGCGATTATGGTGCGTACATATGGAAATATAAACAAGAGAAATTTAGAGTAGATGGCGACACCCCAGAAGACGCAGCTTGTAGGCTGGCAATCCAGTTAGCACAGAAGCGTGACGACCATTACAAGCAGCCTCAGGGTCATAGCGAGCATTCTCCAGATGAGGCTCAGGGAGAACTATAGCTATGAGTAAGATAGACGAAGTTGTTGATTCAATCACAAAAGCAGTCACGGCGGAAGAATACGGACAGGTAGATAGATTGCAAAAAGTATTAGAGCAATTGGTCAAGGTTAAAGTTGCTGAAATTGAAGGCAAGAAGACTTAAGGTAACACTAAATACAAGCTAGGAGAAGACAATGGGATGGTTTAGCGATTTATTCAAAACAGGACGCAGAGGTTTACTCCCTTTTGAAGCTGAAGGTGGTGGCCTACTAAACAAAGGTGTCCACTATAAAGGTATGATTGAGGCCGAAGAACTAGAACAAGCACACGGGATGTCGAGGATACGCATAATCAAGATCTCAGGCGCACCCGACTCAGCAAAGCAAATGCTACCTGAATGGATTGATACAGATAGAATTAAATGGATTGATGCCATACCTACTAGTACAGGTGATAGGGATATGGAATGAACAAATACAGCGTTTATTTAGTAAGCAATGCAACTGATGAAATCGTAGTTGAAGCAGATACAGAAGATGAAGCCGCAGAGATTGCCTTAAATGAAACCGACATTGAAGACCCAACAGTCGAGTCGGTGCAGGAGATTTAATCATGATTCAAACCACAATAACCCACCTATCCCAAAGACTACGCTGTTTGAGAGAAGGTCATTTGTATGTTGTTAATGCTGTTATGAGTTTGAAGTTTTGCGCCAGGTGTCCTAAGTGTGAACCAGATGACGAATTTTAAAATAACTAAGGAGAAATAACATGTCAGAATTTATACCCGAAGCAAATGTTAGAGCTTACATATCAGTGATAAGACGGATCAAGATGAAGTACATTAGTATGTATGGCCCTCGTGCTAGTGAGTGGTTTGGTATTTAACTGTTGACAAATGCAAACTAAGCGTAGTATACTATTGGTAGCTTAACGAAAGGAGCTGCTATGCAAATACAAGTTAACTACGTTCCTAGTGTCGCATTAGGTGTATACAGGTACGCTAAATTAAGAATGAACGGTTCTGTATTAGTTTACGGTGTGCAGTTTGAGGAGGTTTTATGATTAAGACTGAAGCAGAATACAGGCTAGAGACAGCTACAAGGAATCTCGAAAGAGCCGTGAAAGAATTAAGTATTGAACTAGACAGCCTTGATCCGTATGCAGCGTTTTCTGCTCAACTAAAACTTGCCTCTATTGAGGGCATACTAATGTTTATGAAGAGGGATTACAAATGACTATACAAGTAACTATTGAGCCATCAACATATGTTCTAGGTACTACAGACGGTGAAAGTTATCACATCAACCCCGTAAGAGATGCGTGTTACTGTAGCGCTTGCACAACAGGTAAGTTTGGGGATAAACACTAATGAATGAAAAACTAATAGCAATCCAGCAACAACTCAAAGCGCCCAAGAGTCAATTTAATTCTTTTGCTAACTACAAGTATAGGAATGCCGAAGACATTTTAAATGCTCTTAAGCCACTCTTAAAAGAACATGGCTTGAGTCTGCTACTAACAGATGATGTAGTTAACATAGGGGATCATAACTATGTCAAGTCTACAGCTATCCTTTCAGAAATAAATACAGAAGCAGTCGCTACTACATCAGCCTTTGCTAGAGAAGAGGTTAGTCTTAAGGGCCAGATCGCTGCACAGATAACAGGTGGGGCTAGTTCATACGCTCGTAAGTACGCTCTAAACGGCATGTTCTTAATCGACGATAGCCAAGACCCCGATAGCCAAGACAATAGTCCTAAGCCAACCCCTAAACCAAAGGCAAGCAAATTAGCTGATGCAGACGAAATATCAGTCATGCTTACTAAGGCTAAGGAAGTATCAGGATTGTCTACTAAAGATGAAGTCGTAAAATGGTTCAATGATACGTTACAGTGTTTGCCTAACGAAGTACCTAAGTCTGACGTAGCGGAAATACTAGACGAAATCGAAGCGAAAAGGATAAGTGGATGATAGCTAAAGCTACCATTAAATCTACTGGTGAGGTGTTTGAGTTACAAGTAAACGATCTATCTACGCTCATGCTGGCGTATACAGTAGCGCAAGACTACGAAAAAGCATCAAAGGTTCTAAAAGCGCAGCTTAAAGGTGAGCTAGAAAAGTACCTTAATGATAACGGTCGTAGCGAAGAGCTGAACGGTAAAATGTTCAAACGTATTAGTATACAGCGTATGAACTATGACAAGGCAGTTTTACGCGAAGTGCTAGACGAAGACACGTACGATCTATTCATGAAGCCTGAAAAGACCAAGATAGATAAGTACATAGCAGAGAATTTAGAAACTCTTGGTGATACCTCTACGAAGCTCAGACAAGCAATGGTTGAGGAAGGTGTTAGATATAGCCAAGTGAAGCTAGAGAAGCTTGTACGAGATGAAGTATAACTTAGCCAACCAAGAAGAGATGGATAAAGCCGCCGACTACCTAGCAAAGTTGGCGGCTAGTCATTCTACAGTCAATATCACTAAGGTAAACCCAAAGCGCTCGCTTAATCAAAACGCATACTTGCATTTGACGTTCGGTATTTTTGGTCTTGAAACAGGATGGTCAATTGCTGAGTCTAAAATAATATATAAACGCTATGCTTGTCCTAGACTTTACCTGTATGAAAAAGGTGGTATACCTTTCGTGAAGAGTAGTGCTGACCTAGATACCAAGGAAATGACAGACTCTATAGACATGTGGCGCAAGTATGCTAGTGAACAAGGGGTGCATATACCACTGCCGGGAGAAGATGAAGCATTGACTGCATGGGGTAATAGAATAGAGCAAGAGGGTAAGTATTTGTGATTGACTTATGCAAACTAAGCGAGTATAATCAGAGGTGTAATATAACGAAGGGAACTAAATGTTAATTAATGCTTATTGGATAACAATATGGTTGCTGATGATTTGCTTCACGGTGATTGTGTGTGTTGCGGCGGCTACTAATAGAGGGGGCAAGTAATGGCAGGTACAGTCGCTGGTGGCAAAGCTGCTGCAGTAACTAATAAGAAGAAATACGGCCCTGATTTTTATGCAAAGATTGGTGCAAAGGGTGGCGAACGAGGACGAACTGGCGGGTTTTATGCGAACCGTGAGCTAGCCTCTAAGGCGGGTGCAACTGGGGGCAGAAGGAGCACTAGAAAAGGTATAAAAACAGGTGAAGGTAAAAAAAGCATGGAGTTAAAAGAAAGAGCCGAGGCGCAGCGTAGAGGCGAACAAGCCGCACAGGAGATAGACAAACTAGGGCTATTCCCTGGCAAGGATAGGGGTGGTCAAATATCTAAACGGAGGAAGCGTGATGAATATTAGTGATAAACAGAAGCTAGTACTAGACGTAATCTACGAATACCCTGAAGCCGCCGACGATGACGCACTACTCCTAGCTATGGTATGGGAGCGTGAGGGTTGGGATCGAGCAATGAGTGTTCACTATAACTTAAAGCGTGTAACGCGCCCTGAGACGATCACACGTAGGCGCAGAGAGCTTTTTAATATGGGATTGATAGAATACAGCAAGACAGCCAGCAAACGCCGTATGACGGCTTATAACGCCGAGAGAGAATTTCATAGCTCACTAAATGTCGTTAAAGGATTATAAATGGATAAGAAGCATGAAGATAACTTAAAATATGCTATCCAAAGAGCTATAGATAGTGGATTCAGCCCGTTCGGTGATGGGAGGATAAGAATAGCAGATACAGTTATTGTTATGCTTGATCACATGGCTAACATGGGTGATGTACGAGTAGAACAGCCTTGGAGAGTTATATTATTTGATAAGGAATTTGCCAAAGCTTTATGGGGTGACAGAGACTTAGGTGAATGGAATGGCCCTGAGAGTTCTGAACCATTTGAGACAAAGTTCAAATACAAAGTAAAAAACTCTCATGATTGGCAATACCACCTCCAACAAATGGTAATAGCCGAAGACCCAATAAAATACCTAGGAGAAAATATTAATGGATAAGAAAACATCGAACAAACTAAACGCTGCAAAGGGTGGCCGTGCTTACTCTAAGCTCACCATCGAGGATAAGCGGTATATCAAGAGTAGTAAGATGGGCGTAACCGAACTAGCTACAAAGTTCAATGTGTCTCGATCAGCTATCTACAATGTCAAAAATCAAAACGTGTAAGATATGCGGTAGCCCTTGGCATTACCAAACCTTCTGCCCTCTTAAACGTAAGAATCCTATCCCTAAGAAAGGTAAACAGGCTTTACTTTGGGTTGATGTGAGTACAGCCTGGATAGAGAAACACGGCTCTAACCATCTATGTTATATTTGCGGCGTCCTACTAGATGAAACTACCCTAACTCTAGACCACGTAATACCTAAATCTAATGCCAAGAACTACAGTAATAGGCATGATGATAACAATCTAAAGCCCTGTTGCTGGTCATGTAATTCAGAAAAAGGTAGTAAACATATTGACAGTGCAAACTAAGCATGCTATACTGTAGCTAGTAATCACGAAAGGAATACTACAATGTCAAGTAAGCAAACAAAAACAGAAGCTCCTAAAAAGAGCAAGAACTTATCAAAAGTAATGGCTATAATCGGTTGGGCAATCATTACCCTAGCCGTAACGTTTGGCGCTGGCATGTATACACAACATACCTTGGCTCAGCCAATACAAGTTGTACAGCCGGGAAAATAGAAAGCCTGAAGACTGACCAGGCTATGCCGGTGAATACGATATCCTCAACAGAGGTGACCAAAAACATTACCCCTGTTAATATAGTGCCGGTTGATTGTACATTAACGAACAAGTACGACTGGCCGAAAGACATAGCCTATGCAACATGCATGGCCGAATCTAAGGGCAATATAAACGCTGTAGGCGATGTAAACACAAAATATGTATCATGTGGCCTTATGCAAATTAGAACGCTTCCTGGCCGCCCTACATGCGAAGAATTGAAGAACCCAGAGTTCAATATGGAATACGCCTATAGGCTATACAAAGCACACGGCTTTCAACCTTGGTCGGCGTTCAAAAATAAAAGCTATCTAGAATATATGAGATAATGAGAGGGTGACAATGACATTTGATTTAGTAGTTTTAACTATAGCCAAAGAGTTTTTCTTAGGGTTGGTTCTACCAGCTCTAGCATTCCTGATAGTTATCAGGTTACTCATATGGCTAATTGAGGATATACATGAAAGAATGGAAATTTACTATGCACTACGAGGGGCTAACAAGCCCGAGCGAGAATCTTCTGAACCGATGCAGCAAGCAACGCAAGTCTAAAAAGTAACGACGATCATATCGGCTTCAGGCACTTGTTGTTTTACTTGCTTGACGATGTTTGCTATACCTACTATCCCTATCCAGCCAGCTTCACCAAGTCTCTCGAATTGGTCTGCTGATACTGTCACCCACGTAGGGCCATCAGGGTTTTTCTCCATCACGCAACCAGATCTTCTGGTTCTTCACGCTCTACAAGTCTGAGTTGTGGTCGTTCTGTTACTTTAGGAAATACAAAGTGATGCTCTTCAAAGACTAACTGTTCCCCTTGGTGAGCTTCAGGTAGGGGTAACTGTTCCATGTTTTAATGATGCGCTTCAGTTGTATCTAAGTCAACATGATATATATCACTGTTTGTTTTTTGGCGCGAAGTATACCGTCAAGAAACCTATCAATGCAACTAATGTACCGTCGATGATTACAGATAACGCACCATTAACTTCATCACTTACTGTTACACCTTGTTTAGCTAAGAACCCTACAAGTAGTGCCGCTAGTGCACCTGCTATTGCTTTACTGACTGTTTTAAGATCCATAATAACTCCTATTTTACTGTATAATTACCTGGTTTAAGCACAATCGAATCATTAGGTTGTGCTACCCCTATAGCCGCCCACTCAGGGCTACCCCAGATGCTACGCGCGAGTTGCTCGACAGTCATTCCTGCTGAACCGTTAATCTCTCCCGTGCTTGCATCACGGCGGAGGCCGATGTTGTACATCAGCGCCACCGTAGTCGCATCTACTATTGCTTGACTTGAATTTGGCATAGTATCTCCTATAAAATTATTAGCTTCTTGATCTATACGGGTCAGACTTAACGTACCAGGACACGCGGTATTCCAGTACTTACTATGAGGGACTAGTGGTAAGTTACCATAAGTCTTTCGTATGTTTGCAACAAGCTCACCTATAGTTTTATAATCCCCATCAGTTCCGTAAGGTGAACACTCAATCTTTATACCGAAAGGGTTTCCGTTTTGGGTAGTTAGGGCGCAGTTTTTTTCTGGTACCATCAGTGTAACTCGTCCTGCTGAAGCTACATAATTGACACTACCACCTTTTTTATTCTTCGTGTAACTGACTACTCCATCATGGGTAGGCTTCTTGGATGGATCATCCCACCAATGTATTTGAATTTCTTGGAATATATATGGTTTCTTGTAATAGGCTAGACACTCTGCTGGAGTGAACCATGAGGTTCTATGTAACTGGGGCACGTTGTCTAGTTTATACATGTTATTAGTATATCACTTACTGAGAATACCATTTGCTAGAAGTACGATGATAGCGAGAATAGTTCCAACAGCTGCTATGGCTGCGTAAATGCCACCCTTGGTAAGCTGAGAGCCTTTTGCTGCACCGTCAGATGTATTCAAGCGGTCTGATAAAACTTGCACAATTTTCTCTAGTGCATCCATCTGTTCTTTAGTGGCAACACCCTGACGTAGTTCGTTGAGTAAATCAAACCGCTTCTCAGCTGAAACTTCTGTCTTACGGTTCTCTTCCTTAACCGCAATAAGCGCGGCATTTAAAGCCTTATCTTTCTCTGCCAACAGAGACTCGAAATATTCCTTTAAAGTATCCACCGACCAAGAACTAGGGCGTAGTCCGTTCTCCTCGCTCATTGCTAACTCTGTAGTCTAGCATAAAGTAAGTAGGTAAACACAGATGCTAGGACGGAGGCTATAGTAGCAGTCACAATAGTAGGTATGATTTTTCTCTCTTGGAGCTTTTCAATCGCTAATTGATTAGATTTGTTTGCAGCATCAACTTGCTTAATGGCTAAGTCCAGTTCTCTAAAACGTAGTTCAAAGACTTCATGAGACACAAATGTTGCGCTAAAGGTCTGAGTAGTAGCGTTCAGGTCAGACAGTCGAGATGAAAGCCCGTCTATCTTTTCTGCAAGCACCTCGTTAGTAATGTTCATATCTGCCATTATGTACTAATCTATCGAAGCTATTAGTTAAAATTGTTACTTATCATACACATATTTTAGCATTATAGTGTGATAACTGTCACTGTTCACGGTTTCTCTATATCTTGACATTCTTCATTTCCAACGAATCGCTGCCCTAGTGTAACGCCATCATCCATATAACAAAGCTCAATCTCTCTACCGTTCCTACCATTTTTACCAGTAGCTCCAGGCACAGGCGTATTTGTAATAATTGGTTGCTGGATTATGGTGTTGGTAGATGCAGAGTCCTTACCATCCTTGCCATTTTTACCATCTTTCCCATCAACGCCGTTGAAATAGTCAACTCCTAGTACTGGGGTGACACCGTCTAACCCATCGTGTGGCCTTTCAAACTCCTGCTGTTTTAGTTCCTCTACTTGAGTAGCTAAAGAGTTTAGCTGAGAATCCAATTTTAACTGGTACCTCACGTAAAAGCCAAATGAAATTATAAATAACGAACAGGCGATAATTGTTGCGTAGAGGGTACGACGTAGCCGTTTCTCCTCTTCGTCACCCATGCTAATCTCTCGTTCTGAGTCTTATCTGGTAGTTAGCAGCAGAGCCGCCAGCGACAGTAACATTAATCTTCAAGTTCGTGGCATTAAACGAATCGAAGGTTGCTGCAAGCTCTTCTACCCATGCTACACCACTCCACTCCCATATTGATATAAGCTTGTTGGTAGCGCCGTCCAAGTAGCTAACCCCAGCTACACCATCGACACTCTCCCATACTACAGACTGTCTTGTACCATCAGTCCAACCTCGACAGATGTGTTTGTCACCACCTGACTCACCACCGAACAAGTACACATCAAATTCAGCTTCAATAGGCTGTGCAGCAGTGCTAATAGTTTTTATTCCTGTGCTACCGTATGAAACTGTGCTTACTTTTGTGAAACCCATTATTCCTCCTTTAATTAAGCTGCTTCGTACCATCCAGATAGCTCAAGCACATCACCTGAAGCCCAAGTAAAGGGTACGTTGGCATTAGAGTTAACAATTTCGTTAGCAGACCATACTGTGTACGTTCCGCCGGAATAGCTTATACGAGCATATACGGTTGTGGTTGAAAGGTATGTAGCCATACCTGGATAACCTGAAGAAGCGCTTGTGTCATAAGCTACTATGTTACCAAAGCATGACTGTACCCCATAACCACTTTTTGCAGTAACAGGTAAACCAAAATTCCATAGACCATTACCGCCAGCTGTACCACTACCCCAAGTCAAGACAACTCGATAGTATATATGTTTACCCATCTGACGATAGGTGCCTGTAATCGTACCACTACCGATTGTATTAGCTGTACCAGAGTTCCCCCATGTAGGTGTATAAGATACAGAAGCCTTGGTGTTAAAAGGAACCCCACCTATGTTGACTATCCCTGAACCTTTCGGAACTAAATTTATATCAATATTTGTGTCACCACCTGTAGATGATAATGTTGGCCCGTTACCTGTTGCGGCGTTTGCAACAGTAAACTCATTTACAGCAGAAGAAGTGGCTGTTACTTTGAATAGCTCGTTCCCATTCAAGTCATTAAAACCTGAGGTAGGGATAGCAGCTCCAAGCAATAGGTTAGTTCTTGTGATTTTTTTCGTTATAGCACCAGAGTTATCAACAATCGCCAAAGGGTCTGTAGACCCTGGGGTTGTTAATGCTGGTAGTTCGGTAATCTTAGGCATTTATTAATCCTTATCTATTATTAATTATACATTACTAGCTAGGCGCATCGGGAGTCTCTAAGTTCTCCTGAATTTTGAGTTGCCGCTTCAAATCCTCAAGACGCTTATTGATTGAAGGGGTAATGCTATCGAGTTGGATGGTGAGCACATCGGGGGTGTAAGTTTTTGCGACTACCTGTAATTTAAGCGCATCTACATAGTTACCAAAGTTCCTGAAGCCAATCATATCACCGACATTAATACTCTCAATGTCATATTGCTTTGAGAGAATATTGATGGTGCTGCGGTATTGAATCTTATTCTTAGAATCTATAACGCCGTTCGAGAGTATGTCTGCACTACTATCTAATATGACTCGACCATCAGAGTTTTGTTCAAGCCTACGCCTAGTCCTTGTAGCTGGTGTTTCAGTATAGTTATTGAATAAAGCTACTCCTGGTGTAACTTCACCGCCTGTAAATATAACTCGGTTTGTTGAGTCTCCTATTGATGCTCGAAGATCAAGAGTCTTTATATGCTTACCCAAGAAGAATGTATGCGTTGCTTCACTCGATCGCTCACGATAGTAGACTGTATTATCCCCAAGACCTACATAGTAATACCAGTTACTAGGCATAAGCTCAACAACCTTTTGTAATACATCCGCGTAGGTATTGTTGTTGAACGTATAACTCACGACCGTGCTTGTGGTAGAGATAGAAGTGGGTGTTCGCATAGTGTAGAAGTCGTAAGCTAACCCGTCTGCTGTAGCATCCTCTGTAAACTTATCCATAGCTTCTCTTGCTATATCTGAGGGATCGTACGAGTTGAACACTACTTTTGTATCGCCATCGTCGTTTGTAATCGGGTATTGATCCAAATCCCACCCGTAAGAACTAAGCTCGACTATAGTACTCTCAGTGTCACCGTATCTTGTGCTGAAGTCCGATATGAAACCAGTGAATATCCTGAGGCCATTAGGCGCACCTACAGTCGCTAAGATAGTCTCACCATCTTCAGTTAGTATCTCTTCCCCAGCCTCAGTAAGTAGAGGTTCTACAGAACCATAAAATACATATACATCAACTCGGTTATTATGATTTACTGACGAGCCAGGGCCAACTTGATTACGACTATCTACACTAGCTAAGATAGGGAAACCATCCTCTGTTGTTATAGTAGTACCCGCTTCAGTTTGCAATGGCCCTGTATCTACACCGAGTGAGTCAGAGTTTCGTGCTAGTTCTAATACCATTGTAGAGCCTGTGCTGTTTATCTCTTGTGAAAATGTTGGTTCAGTAATCACATCCTTCCAGACTTCGATATAAGTTCCATCTTCGTCGTAAACTTTGTATAAGATTGTTTTCTCTTCTAGCGCATCTGTGTCGCGACGTATGAATCCGTTAGCTTGGCCGCCAATTAATATAGTACCTTTGGCTTCTCGATACCCATGCAATTTCCTTGATACTGACCCGCCCAAAACAATCGTGCCTTTGGCTTCTCTTGAAAACACATTAGGACTTATTACTATATACCCCGTTTTAGTTTCAGTATCGTTAGTTACCCCATTGCTTGAGTATAACTCTACTGTGTAGGTACCTGTTGAGGTGTAATTATGAGTGGGGTTTTGGCTAGTGGAGGTACCACCATCCCCGAAGTCCCATAGCCAATCATCAGGCGATCCGGTAGATGTATCTGTGAATGAGACATTCGTGGGAGTCGTACCCGTTCTCGGAGAACCTACAAAATTAGCACTAACTGTCGGTAGCTCTTCTCCGTATATCTCTAATGCTAAATCTGATGCTAGGTCACTTGTATTGTTAGGGTTTATAACATAGCTGCTTGCACCGCCAAACGTAGCCTCGGAAAAACTACCAGTGTAGTTACTTATAGGGGTAGCGCTGACCGCATAAAATGTGTTGCCAGCACTACTAAAATTTGATGTTAACACAACGTAAAAATTTTGGCCCTCTAGCACTGTTACAGGGGAGAAACTCACAGTGAACTCATTGGCAATCGAATAATCAGTTCCAGTTATAGAAGCGGCTGAGGCAGCAGTACCAGACCTAACTAGAGTGTCTGAATTATCCCGTATTTCGTAAAGTATATCAGTGTTTGGGTTATTATTTTTGCTTACCCTAAATTTGAACCCATCAATAGCATAATTACCGACCGCTAAGTTGATCTTTTGTTTTACTCTTGCTGCACTATGTAAAAATGTTATACCTATACCTACAGGGAAGCCAATGTCCCCAAACATAAATTTAACAGTGGCTTGATCCGTGAAAGAATCTGATATCCAACTAGACCCGTTATAGTATTTAGCAATGAAATTCCCAAAGCTAGAGTCGTATGGGTAAGTAACATATATCCCCCCATTAGACAAACTGTTTTCGCTGTAGTAAATAAGGTAGTAATTTGAACTATTAAATGTGCCTGAATCAGCTTGTATAACCACCCAATAATTAGTACCTGAGTTTAAAGAGACTGGAGAACCGAAGTCAATAGTATTCCAGATTAAATTACCAGTTGGTGAAGCAGTAGTACTTGCGATTGTGGAACCAGGTAAATCGTTGATCTGAGTCTTTATTGACACACGGATTGGCCCTGGCGATCCATTTGTATTAGTCTGTAAATATAGGTATCTGCTAGACGTCGTTTTGCGTGGCATAAAACGGAATGCGCTCTGATTGGTTGTATTAATTATCTTAGCCCAGGTCTGGTTTAAAGACGTGGCGGGCTTAAAGATATAATAGTTCGATAGCTTTGGGATTAGAGCCATCTACTAGCTCCCCGCTATAGTTACCTGTACAGCACCTATCGCAAACGTAATCTCATCACCACTCACCGTAACAGCGCTACTATTCAAAGGCCCAAAACCCCTCAGAGTTCCACCACTTGCAGCACTCCTAATGCCATAGTAAGGAATCGTCCCCGCAGGTAGGCCAGCAAATGTTAGTGCAATTGTGTTAGATATAGCACCGCCTGTCACTGAGCCAAAAGTAATAGCTTGCCTGGCATAGCTACCGCCCGTTACTTCTGTACCGCTGTCTGCTGCTGTCGGATTGCTGGTATAAAGCGCGAGATATGGAGTACCACCGCTGAATAAAGCTGCTATGCTGGTTATCATTGCATTGGATGGGGCCATCATAAGTAAATCCTTTTCTTTAATTATACAAGACGAGGGTGGTAGGTAGCCACCAAGTCTGCTGATCGTGTAGTGAAAGTATCACTATAGCCTAATTGCTGTGATCCTGGAGGGAATACCGGGAATATGCCCTCAAAGTCTACGTCTATGCCATTTATAGTAGCTGTATAGTTTAATGAATCAATTTGCAAAATGTCACCGTTCACAAAGTTCGCCGTTATGGTAATACCTTGGCTAGTCCTAGCGTTCACTAGGCTGATACTGCCGCCGGTGCCACCTGTAACTGTATTAATGACTACAGTTATGACTGGTTCCGCTTTATAGCTCCCTGATACTAGGAAGGTTGCACTGTTTGATGAAGTGGTTATCCCTGTAATAGATGTGAGGGTAAGTTCAGCAGTTGATGTACCTATAGGATCGCTTGCTAGGAATACTAAATGTGCATAGGCGTGGTTCCCGTTCCACTCAATATTAAACTCATTTAGAGTAGCGGTGTAGTCTACCTCAAGCCCTGCCTCCAGTACTGCTAGATCACCGTTCTGGTCTTGTAGTAAAGCTTTGAGTTGTGTAACTGTTGCTTCAGTTTCTTGACGAGTGCCAGAACATATGTCAGCCCACACATCAACCGGCTTATCCGTGTATTCGCTCGATGTGATGATAGACAAAGACCTTCGAGCTAATTTATAAATCTTGATGTCACGGTTTGGTAGCTTGGTGAAGTCATGGTTGTAGAGGTCAACCCCTGGGACTAGGTCAATCCGGTTTCCTTGGAAGCTTACTTGGTATATTTCATCTAACATATAAATCCTTACGCGTAAGCTTGTTTAGGTACTAATCCGTTGCTGACAGTTTCCTGGTTGAGTGTGAGTCTTCGTATGATTGCGTCTTCTCTTGCTTGGCTGTCTACTACTATCGTACCTATGTTGTTTTCTATGTGTGAACCACCGGAACGCTCCGTGCTGTCTACAAGTGCATCATTAGGGGTAATCATACCGCTGCTCTTTGGGCTAAAGAACTCTGGGCCTTCTTCACCTACGATGTAACCTTTGCCAGCACTGACAGGGCCACCTTTTGCTCTAAAACCGAATGAATTTTTAAGCTGCTGTACCATGCTTAGCCCCCCACTCGCACTTCCACCAGTATTACCGATAGGAACTTTCTTTTTCTCTGCGTCCGACCATGCTTCACTCAGCTTATTAACTGTCTTTATAACCGCTTCTATCTCTGCTATAACGAGAGCTGTACCGAGAATAAACATTGACAAGTATATAGGGGTGGTCAGGGCTAGCATAGCAAGTCGCAAAGTCCCAAGAACTCCCGTAGTAGTCGCAGCTGTTGCACTTACTAAGGCGAATGAAGCTACAATAGCTTGGACCGCTGCACCTATCGCAAGCGAAACTTTCAGAGCTACAAAAGCAGCAGTTAAGGTATAAATTATCCACGTATGATCCGCTAGGTAATTTAGAACTGGCGTTGCTACTGCCAGTAAAGCATTAAGTGCGTCAATCGCTAGGCCAAACGCCCACACTAAACCCGTACCAACAGTTGGCCCTATAGCTTTCGCAAGACCAAGTGCAGCAGGTAAAAAGTCGTCTCTTAACGTAGTTATTAAAACTTGTATTTTCGGGAGTAAATAATTGCCTATTTGCACGGCAATTTGCCCTATATTTTGTATCATCATCACCCCGAAAGAAGTTAACTGCGGTATAAATAATCTGAGTTCAGCAGACACAACCTTGAGTGCGGCTGGTAATTTATCCATTAAACCAACTATAAGATCACCTAAACCGCCTTTTATAAACTTGCTGGTATCTGCATCAACCCCAAGTATCGCGTCACCGATTGATCGAAATGCGCTCTCTATCCTAATTCCTAACCCTCGAATAGTTGTAGCCTGACCCTGAAGCGCATCAACTGGTATACCTTTATCGAGAGTTTTGAATAGGTCACTTGCGCTTATATTCGTGTTACGGAGGCTCTTATCTAACTTGAATCCGTATTGCGTAAGCTGATCGAACTCAATACCGCTTAAACGACCTGTGGACACCACACGGCCTACTACAGCATTAAGATCTTGCCAATTTCCTAAACCCAAACCTACAGACCTAGATAAGATCTGGACGTTAGCACTTAGGTCTTTTGTTTCTACACCGTTTAACTTGAGCATCTGTGCTGATTGGAATAGATCACGACGGTTGAATAGCACACCCATGTCTGAACGTGCATATTTAATAAGATCTGAGAGTACCGCGTTAACAGCATCACCGTTCTTCTCGTAAGCCTTCAGACCTACCGTAGCTTGCTCAACAGCACCGACTTGCTCCCAAGATGCAGTAGTTGCCTTAACTGCGCCAGCAGCAAGCGCTGTGAGGCCTACAATAGCGGCACCAATACCAACCTTTGCGGCCCTAGACCATGCTTGACTAGTACGCTCGGCCGACCCCTCTGACTTATCGGCTACACCTTCAGCGATTGCTTCTGCTTCACGCGCATCGCCTCTCATCTTTGAGGTGTCTATCCTAGCGTCGTAGCGTATCGAGCCTTCGTTACTATCCATGCTATAGTTCTGCTTTCATTTGTTTAACCAAATTCTTTGTTAAGTCTTTGAATGATTTACTAGGCTTCTTACTATTGGCCGCTAGTGATCCTATGAACGCGGCATGAGCCATATCGTATGTGTTCTGTGCGTCTATCTTTCGCGCCCCCATAATGAGATTTACCATCGTATCAGCCGTAATACTGTTATGTATTAATACTGCTTCTACAGCAGCCCATCCGAAATGTTTGCCAAACTCTGCTATTAGTAAAGTCTCTTCATCTACGTTAGTTGCGCTTCCTTCACGTAAAGCTTTAGCTCTAACAGCTTTGGCATGATCTTCGGGGCTAACCTTGAGATAGGTTTTCTTTTTCGGTTGCGTCTGTTGCATCAAGTTTAGCCTCTGCTTGCTTAGTGATGTCTTCTAGTATTACTTTAACCATGCCAAACGGTGTATCATCTAACCATGCTTTTACTTGTGAGTTATCTTCTGTTTCATCCTGGAAAAAACCTAGATATACCGTATACATTTTCTTTTCAAGCTCATCAAGCTTATCAAGGTCAGCATCCGAAGCAGTACCGGATTCAATCCGTTTTTCAAGGTGCTTCATACGCCTATCAATCTGGCTTAGAGCTAGCTCATCCCTAGCACCCGGTAGTCTTATCCGCCAGTTTTTGCCGTTGAATAAGACTACCTTTTCTGCTCTGTACTTGTCCGCACCGATATCTATCATAGAAACTCCTTAATAGCTCTATTGTATCAGAGATTGGTTAGCTACTTACAGGTACTGTCTCTTCAGTAGCAGCATCGTAGATACTCTCTTCAGTAAGATCGCCAGTACCGAGTCGAGCAACATTGCCGTCTTCGTCAGGGTTCGCCATGATCGTTACTTCTACTGTAAGATCATCTGTCGCGCTGTAGGTAGGGTTGAAATTCAGTTGTACGAATCCGTTATAGAAGTAAACATCGTTATTGTCGTTTGCGTCGCATGTGTAGTGGATATTTACTGGGCCGCCGACTACTGTGGCGCACGTCTGGGTGCTAAATACAATGTTACCTGTCACTTGTGGCGCTTGTGGCGCGTTATATTTATCTGGGAATATGTTCTTAAGATAGTCCATGTTTGGTAAGAACATTGTAAACGTTGCTTGCGCTGTGTCGAAGGTTCCACTTGGTCGGCTAAATGTACCTGCCAAAGTTTCGCGTTCTCTCACGCCTTCAGTCAATTCAACAGCAATCTCGCTCAGATAGTCTGCTGGAACATATACACCATTCAGTGCTATCTCAGCTGGGCCACCTAATGAAGTGTTTGGGTTCATATTATCTCCTTATTGTTTCTGGTAAATTACTTGTGCTCCGAGTCTATAAACAACTCTGTCGTTCTCGTCTAACCCGAGATTTTCAATGTTATCTATAGTCACGAAACGCACTTTTTCATATTCTATTGTAGAGTACGGTGGCACTTCTGGTAGAGTACACACCTCTCCGTAGCTGTCTGCCAAGAAGGTTCTGATATCTTCTAGAGCTTGCATCCCTGTAACGTCGGTAGTACCTCTACTGTAAAGATCGAAACTCTGTGTTGCTGTAGACCTTCCATAGGCTTGCTCACCACCTCTTGAGAATATAGCGATCCCTTTTTTACCTAGTGGCAACTTCTCAAAGAATAGGCTGGTATCAATCGTGCCAAACCCATTGTCTGCTAAGTACTTTAGGATGTGCAAAGTTACCACTATAGACCTTTCAAGTATCTGTTCTTATAGTTCCGTGCTACTTGATCGCCAGCACGTTCTAGGTAGCGTAGTGAACTCGGTGTCTTCTTGTTCTCATAGTGTCTCCTGCGAGCATACGGTACACGTTTGCCACCGAAGATAACCACGTAATGTGCAAGACCTTCTCTAGCAATCCTACCGCTGTTTACGAGTGCTCTACTGGCTTTAGGGGCTAGTATTTGTGCACCTCGTAAGATATCAGTTGTGGATGCTAACACGGCTGCATCAAGCTTTCGTTCGGTTTCAGGAACCCACTTACTTTGCAGGGTAGTAGTGAAAGTTACGCGCTTCATGCTATAGCCTCTCGCTTCAGCACTACTCGGTAAAAATCTAGCTCACCTGATTCAAAGTCGTAGCCTTCCACCTGAGAGATAATACGATACTCTGTAGCGTTGTGATTATCTTTCGATGATCGTATGCCATGGCCTACCATATTACCTCCCACAACGTCTAAGAATGGTTCGTTTGCTCGGATGTGTATAGAGCTTTCGCTATCGAAGTTCTCCATGTTGTCTACCTGGATCATAGAGTCTCGCAACTTTACGATTCCTGTAGTGGTGAACTCTTCCACTATCGTATTCCCCTCAACCGTACTTCCTAATTGCAAGAAGGTGTAAGGAGTTGATACGAAGTGGTCAAAGACACTCACTAGCAGACTCTCCCATGTTGGATGTTGCCTATTGTACACATGCTGTACTTAGAGATTGTTGCATTGTTGTCACTCACAAATGACTCCATCAAGCTTTCAGGCATCGTTATAGATGAGTGGTTGTAGCTAATGGTGAAGTCTTCAATCTTTTTAGAGTTAACTTCCCTATCAAGATTGTTTTGTTTCGTAACAAGATCGAACAGTCTCGCAAGTAACAGTTGTAAATCGCTAGGCATCGTATCGAATCCCCAGTCTGCATCAACTACTACTTCGTCGCTATCGCACAGTTTAGAATCGAAGACGATTGAGTTAAACCACTTACCATTACGTCTATCCCACTGCCTAGCGGAGTATGTGTCGGCATCTACGATTGATCCGTTCACAGTAACCTCGTTTATGTTAGTAAAGATGTCAGTAAAAACAGTTGAATAACCTTCTCGCCCGTCGAAATAACGTACGTTTGCATCGTCGCAAAGTCTCATACAGAGTAAATCATCTAGTGATTCTCGGCTTATTTTAAGGTACAAGTCGAAGTTTGCGTCCTCGGAAGACGTTAGGGATCGCCCTAGTAGTGCAGATATAGTGTCTTTTTCCATTAGATTGATCCCTCTCTAGCCCTATTAAGACGTTGCTGCTGGGATAGCCATTGCAGCTTTACGCTGTGATAGACCACCACCTGCCCAGATTTCCTGGAGGTACTCTTGCTTGTTGGTCTTCAGAATGAAGTTCTGGAAGCCTTCGATAGTAGTATCGCCAACAACCTTGTAGCCTGATAGTACAACAACTACAGCGTCATAGTCAGGTGAGTTTGTATCGTTAAACCAGTCTGGTTCAATGATCGTATTCACACCGAGGATGTCAGTAGCCTTGGTACCGATAGGGAATAGGTAGTCGCCATTAGTGTCTTTTGCAAAGCGTGCGCGAGTAGCATAGCCCTTCTTAGCGATAAGAACAACTTCACCTGGAGTGCGAATTTCGTCTACAGCAAGTGCAACAACTTCGGCAGCTGCTTCATCACCTGTTACGTCAACTACACCAGCAAAGAAGTTTTCAGCTTCTGCATCAGCTAGGATCGGGAAGAAACCGCGTGGGTCACCTTCGAGAATCTTATAGTCATCTGACCCGCTTCGACCGTCACCGAGCACGATAGCACGCTCGACTTCACGTACGATACGTTGCGGCAATTCAGCTAGAACGTAAGTTACGAGAGCACCGGTAGAACGCTGTTCTTTGATGTCTTCTTTGTTAAGTGTGATGTATTTGTATACGAACTGAGGTCGCAAGATACGGCTAGCAAATGTAAGCACTTGCTCTGCTTTCTCTTCAGCTTCAGAACGTCGGTAACCACGAGCACGGCCGTTGTTGTCGTTTACATCATCTTCAGTGTCCCATGCAGCGTTCCATACGTCAGCACCAACCTTAGAGACTCGGTTCCAAATCTCGCCACCGTCTTCAAAGGCGTTTTGAATAGCCTCGATAAGTGGTGTAGGTAGGAAAATCTGAGGGTTAGTTACACCAGCTTTAATTTCCAAGTGGCTTTTCCATGCAGCATGTACTGAATCTGAGCTATTACCACCCATTTCGCCAGGGTTAGCCTGGAGAATCTCAGCAAATTTATTCATAGCCTCATCGGTTTTCAGGTAATCTTTTAGTTTAGGGTGTACTACTGCGTCTGGTTTAGCTTGAGCTTTAGGCTCTAAAACCTGTTCAGCAGCGATTGTTTCTTGTTCTGTCATTGTCTTATCCTTTGCTTCGGTTGATTTATCTTCTACTTGTTGTGTAATCTCAACATCAGCTTTCGCCTCAGCAACTACAACTTCTTCTTCGACTTTTGCTTCCGTCGGTTCATCTGCGGGGGCTGTCGGTTCAACAGGTGTTTCCACAGGTTCTTCGGGTTCATCAGCAACATTAGTCACCTCTGCTTTCATGCTCATTACAGGCTGCATAACAGCAGATTTCATGCTAGATTTCATATCACCAATCTTCGCTAGTGCGTTTGCTAGAGAGGTCTTAGGCTCAATAGCTTCGTCAGCAAATCCTAGATCAACTGCATCTTGTGCTGTCATCCATGTCTCAGCTTTTAATAGTTCTTTGATCTTCTCTTCAGACTGTCCAGTACGCGCTACATAAATAGGGAGCATACTTTCGCCAGTCTTCTTGAGCATTTCAACAACCTGTTCCATATCGTCGGCGTTTCCGGCGGCAAATGTCCAGGGGTTGTGAACCATCATCATAGAGCCTGGGAGCATTACGATCTTGTCACCAGCCATAGCAATGAGTGACGCGATTGAAGCGGCCATGCCGTCAACCTTTACAGTTACTTCGCCATCATGTTCGTTGAGCATGTTATACATAGATACACCAGCTGATACATCACCACCAGGGCTATTTATCCTTACTGTGAGAGCGCCAGGGTACTGTGATAACTCGTCTCGGAACATTTTGGGGGTAACTTCATCATCCCACCAGCTTTCACTAGCGATAACACCCTCTAGGATCAATTCGTTTCCAGCTTCCGCTTTTGCGAACTTCCAAAATGTCTTACTCATTATTAACTTACCTTTCTCGAAGCTCCACGCCTATCACAAGCATCTCGGTTCTTCTACTATTAATTATAACAAAGTAGCTATACGTTAGCGCCAGTAGCATCAACCCAAAAGTTTCCGTCGAACCATATAGGCTTACCTAGTGTAGTGTCAAAATACATACTACCTATATCACCAACACCAGGCCTATCGTTAGTATCGCCGTTAGGTATAACCAGATACCCACCTGTTTCTGATGGTCTTAGAATAGCGTACCCACTAATATCAACGCCCTGCGAGGTAATTGAAAGTCGGTTGTAGTTGGTGTTGTGTTGTAGCTGCAATACGTCCTCTACTGTAACTATAAACATAGGTACACTATCGTATATAGTTTGGCCTTCACCTGGCTCACCTTGAGGGCCACGCCTACCAACATGCTGCAATACAACATTACGAGTTGTATGTCTAACTGAAAAGGTATTGTCTGAGTGTTTAAGCTTTATTGTAGCCATCTAACTACTCTCCGGTGGGTTGTCGTTAGTATCGCATATCTCAAATATAGGTAGACCGCAATCGCTACAGCCACTATTATCGGGGTACTTTTCTATTGTCCCATCTTCATATTCTATTGTGAGCATATAGTTGTAAGTGCCTGGCTGGAACTCTGTATCTTCAGCCGTCAAAGTAAGGTCAGCTTCAAGCCCGTTAAAGGTAGCTGTCTTCTCAAAAACTACTGTGTCTTCAAGGCTTATAATAATGGTAGCGGTATCTGCGCCCTCTTCGTCATTCGTGACTGTAAGCGGTAGTGTAGCACCCCATCGTACGCTTAATTTATTCATGCCTGTCTCCTTGTTTATCTTTAACATAATCTGAAATCATTACAACTTTAATAGAGTTCTCTTTCTTGCATTTTCTATCACTACATGTTACTACTACATTTGATGATGCTTTAGCTTTCATTTTCAGAAACCTATCACAGCCTGTGCAGCGTACTTTTAAATCGTATGTCATGTAACTATCCTAAACACTAATACGCCGGTGCCGTTAGGGTGGTAGTCGTTAGCTTCATTAGTTTGCCAGTCATTGATGTACACAATTTGTTCTCCTTTGTCATCGTTGGTAATTACACTCTCACCAAATCCCCACAATGGCTGGTCTATCGCCGTCCAAATACCTTCTTGTGATCGACATAACGGGCACGGATTGCCGCCGAAATGATCAATAGTCTTCTCAAAATCTACGTTGACTTCAGCGCTCAAAGATTTCATACCTTCAAGTTTACCTATATTTAGACTGTTGTTAAGCTCAGTTCGGCCTAGTCTCTTTATGCGCCACTCGTCTGTATCTAAAATACCTCGTAGTTTTGCTTCAGTATCTCGCCTAGAAAGACCATCAGTCTCTGCATCTAGCAATACTTTACGGATTGATTCAGCAGTATCTTGGCCGTAACTCTCAGCTACACGCCTCAAATACATCTGGTAAGCTCCGTCTGCTTCGCTTGTGAAGGTGAACCCTTGCAACTCTTCCAAGTCTAGACCAGCAACAGCAGCGCCAGCCGCGTATTCAGACTCACCATTTGCTATCAATATACCTGTTATAGTAGCCATCATTTCATTTATAAACACATCTATCTCGTCTTCAGTAGGTTCTTCTTGAGCCACTGGTGATTCTTCTAGTTCTGCAACTGCTCTGTCTATCTGCTCTTGCATCAAGTTACATGCAGCAGCTTCGAGCTTTTCTTCGTCAGATAATTTAGCTTTTGGGTTTGTGCTTTTCGCTGCCGCCTTGTTCAAAGGAGTTACACCGTCTACTTCATCAGGGTTAGGTGACTTCTTGACCTCACCCCCTTCATCAATATCCGGAATATCATCAACTACCTCTACAACTTCGGCAAGTTCTAAATCTTCTAGATTGCCGGTATCAAAATACAGCTTCACTGAAGTAATAGAATAACCCTTATCAAGCCATGCCTGTGCTCGCAGGTCTCTAACTTGCTTAGTTTCTTCTTGTGTAAGTTCTTCGTCAGCTACAGCTGGAAAGTCAATAGCATAAGTAATAGCATAGCCAAGACCACCGGTAATACGGTTAAGCTCGTGTGTGATCTGTGTATAAATACGGAGTGCTAATGGGTCTACAGTGAAACGTAAGAAGTTCTGTTGGTCTACTCTAGCAGTGGCGTAGTTGTTATTCTCACCTACACCACGGATAGAAGCTGGTACGCCGAAAGTTGAGTCAATACGCTTGTTAGCTTGCTCAAATAGGTTCTTAAAGTCAATCTCTTTGTTGGGAGTCTGGAATGGTACCCACTGTATTTGAGCATCAACGGGCTTCCCTGTTTGGTCTATTGGGCGATGCGTGTATGTAATGTTGTTGTTCTTGCGAGAGCCTCTGTGCTTGTCCTGCATCTTGTCTACTATGTCGTTGAACTCTGTAGGAGTTGCAGCCGTTACAATGAACTGCCCAGCTGGTACTGCGCCATTTTCAAAAAATCCCTTTTGGAAGTCAGCAATGTATTCGTCTAGCGTAGCCCACCGCGCACTAGCAATACCAGGCGCGTAACCTAAATAAAGACCTGACGGATCAACACCACCAGGCAGTGAAAGTACGTTGTCTTCTGAGAACTCTTGAGAGCCAATGTTATAATATGTTTTTTTGTCTCGGATTGTGATTGCAGGATTCTCTAGAAACGTGAACCCACAGATATTGCTTGCGGTAATCTCTCCACCAGGTTTAGCCTCATTGCCTTCTCTATGCCACGCTAGTAGGTATGTCATGCGGTGTGTCAGGTTCATAACTGCGAGCTTCTCACGGAACGCAACAGAACTATCTAGCTGGTTCGGGTGGTAGAGTGCATCAAGTGCCAGCTTAGAATTAGTGAGTTTCTTGCCTGTCTTATCAATAGCAAATGGCGCAATCTTCATGAACTCATTAGAGATAGCTTTGATACTTGGGTACACAGAGGCGTACCTGTCAGTGTCGTAACAGTCTAAAATATAGGGGTTTCTAGTTCGGAAGCTTTCGGCTCCAACAAAATTCGTTTGGCTTTTTGGCGCAGTAGCCTTGTGTAAAAAATCTCTGATGAGTGACATTATTGCTGGTGTCCTTTAATACTTCTAAGTATAACAAACTAGCGTACACCACCGTAAACAACTTGTCTAGTGTTTGCAACCCGCTCATATATCGTAGCTAACACATCAACACCATCATCATGCTCGTTCTTAGCCCCTGCAACGTAGCCTAAAACCTCACTAGCAAACTCAGGGTATTTACTTGTCCAGTTAGGCGGCATATACACATTGTTCTGAACCCATGCTGAAGAAGTAAGTATGCGAGCTTCCTTGTTGGATGTCTGTGCTGTCCATACTATTTGTGTTTTAATATTCCCAAGTAACTGTAACTCTCTCTCGATATTCCTAGCGTACGATTTACCACCATTATTAGACTCAAACTCTGCAACCGTAGTATCACCTGCATTGATCATCTTAGCTATCTTAGGCTCAGTGATCTCAGCTTTCTCAGGTGAGTAATAAATATCGGTTATGTAAACCTTGCCATCTTTCTCGCGCCAGTTGATCGAACACACGTTATCTTTCCCCTGGTCTGCTACGTCGGTATTGTTCTTCTTGATAGGAGTATCTGGTAGTTCGTCCCACTCAGAGAAACCAGTGTACAAACGCCCCTCAATATCCATAGGCTTCTGTAAGTAGTTGGCTTTGAATACTTCAGGCCGTAATGTGCGACGTGCCTCATCCAGCTTTTCACGGCTCATTATACTCGGTTCAAGTATTTTTCCCTCATCATCTATTGCCGGGAAGTCAATAGATATGACATCATCGCCGTAAAAGTCCATGATCCGTCCAGATAAATCAGCTTTAGCCCACCGCTGCATAACGAATATGAACTTGTAGTTATCTCCGTCTGCACGACTAAACAATGTGTTTCTATACCAATCAAAGTTAGCCTCATGTACCTTTGCGTTCATTGCATCAATCGAGTTCTTGATAATATCATCAATAATGAAGTAGTCTGCGCGAGAGCCAGTAAGAGCTGACGTAGGGCTAGTGGAGCGATAAGAAGGTTCGGCGCTGCCTTCTAATTCCCATTTGCTCTTTGTAGCAAACCCTTGCTTGATCTTTGTCTCGGGGAATATATCGGGGTATGGTACGCCGTTTTTGCCGTAGTTGGTACCTAGTATGGTGTCTCTGACCTGTGTAGAAAACATGCTGGATAGATCGCCGGTATTGGCTGCACCAATGACTCGGTTCCGTGGGTTCTTCCCCATTAACCACATCGCTAGGTTCTTGGCTGTGAAGCTTTTGTAGTGTCCTGGAGGTAAGGATAATACTAGGTAATGTTTATCGTTATTTTCAATGAAGTCTTGCAATGTTTCAGCTACATCTCTAAGCAACTTACGTTCATCAGTGAAAAGCTCAGGGTATAAGAGCTTTTCAAATTCCCAAAATTCACGCCTTGCTAGTTCTTTTTTAGCTTCTCTCTTTACTTCTTCGGGGATAATTGACATGTGAGCCACCGCCAGTTTTTATGATTTTTTATACCACTGATTGCAGACCTGCTTACACCATACTGTGTAGCTATCTCAGGTTGTGTTCTTGCATCGTGGTATGTACTTTTAACATCTTCTTCAGTTAGCTTAGCCATACCATGTCTTTCACCAATTAAGTGCTCTCCATCTAAAACTTGGTCGCGTTTATTATCTTGGTAGTTCCCCCAATACAAATGCCTGTAGTTGAAACAGTTTCTATTATGACAAACTAATGGCTTATGCAGACACAAAGGCTTATTACGAGGAGCTGGCCCAAACCTTTTTTCTAGTGCAGTTTTATGAACAGCAACTGACTTAGCATTTAAGTAAACTTGACCGTACCCTTTATGATTGGTGTTATACTCCCACAAAATACACTCATCTGTTTCCAGTAACAGCATATCCTGGAACTTATGGGTTGCAAATCCCTTTACTTTCCGGCTAATTTTCTAAGCTCCTCTGTAGACAGTGCATTATATGGATTAACAGACTCGCCTTTAGTAGTTACATCAATAGCCTGTGCAGCCCTACCATAAACTTGCTCTGTCATCTCTTTGACCACATTCCAACTACCATCTATGATTGCTTGGGCTAGCTTATTCTCGAACATGGGGGCTGATTTATCTTTAGAAACTTTAAGTAAGTCTTCCTCTGATAGCTTCATCATCTGTTCTAGTTTAAAGCGTGGCGTGTCCTCTTTCTTCCATGCGCCGTTGTGCCTATTCTCTGGATGAGCATTGAATCCAGCAGGAGGAGTGCCACCTGTAATACGACCTTTTTCGTCTCTAGTTAATCCCGTTTGCTTTGTATCGGATTCCATGATCTTATTTTACCACTGTCTAGGTTATAGAGCCAGGTAGCTACCTGGGAACTTCTCACCTATCCAATATTTTCCGTCTGTCGGAGGTTCACCGTCTGCAAACTCATACGTAAAATCAGTACCGTCATTCTCAAACTCGTGCCATTCTAATAGTGAAAGCGGCAACTTCACAAACGCGCATGTCTCGTCTCTTAAACCATAACTAAGTAATACCTCATCAGGGCTTGTCCATACTGCGCCGCTAATGAACTCTACACTTTCCTGTATGTTAGGTCGCCATCCTGTTATGAAGTCGAAAAGTTGGCTATCGTGAGTTACAAAACCGTTCTTATCAAGAAGTTGAGCGATTGAAACATACCACCTGTGAGTTACACCCTCTATTGGTATACATCTGTGGGCAAACCGTATATACCCATCCTTGTAAGGAAGTAGCTGTGAGCCACCATGTGTTTTACCTAGGTATTTATCCCCTGATAGATGATCATCTTTGAGTACTTCACTAGATGAATAAATGAAGTCAAACTTGTCTGTTTTCTCAGTAGCAGGTGACCAGTTCTTTTCCATATGTCCTGCGACGCTATAGCCCCAGTCTTTCAGGAGTTTGTAGGTTCCTTTTTCGTAGTCTATGAGTATTTCGATTTGATACACCCTGCACTCTCCTGGGAAGTCGTACTCGTTAATTGCTACACCGATACCATGCAACCCATCTTCTCTAAAGAATATGCGACAATCTTCTATCTCTTTTTCAACTAAGTATCGTGGTGAGCCTTCTTCTGGTACTATCCGTTTTACGTCGTGGGTTTTAAGAGTTTCTTCGTCTAGTACTCCGAGCATTAAGCGTGATGGTGGGTGAGTATAAGGATGTGTATTAGTGTATCTTACAATCGTTTTTTCTTCATGCATGCGTGTGCTAACCCATATCTTTCCATCTTTGTCTCGTGCGATGCTAGGGTTATGGTGCCAATTGTTCTCGTCTAAATCCCAGACGGTGACAGGCAATTTGAATTTGTGTATTAAAGCTTTCATGCTGCTAACCTACCTCTCCTTATAACCAACCTATTGTAGTCAAATGGTTCAAAATATATATGATTAAGATTTACCTTATAAAACAAACCTTTATAGTCTGCTGGTGTCTTGTGAAGTATACGGTCTATCCCTAGCGTAATGCCTAGTGTATCTTCATCAAGTAAAACTGCACCTGATATAAACTGGACTTCTTGGTGAGCCTCATCACCGAACACAAACCACTTCGACTGGTCAGTAGGTTTTAGATCATCGTCAAACTTTATAAATATGTTTCCGTACCTGACACCATTAATAAGTCTTGCGCGTTGATGAAATATGCCAATATATCCATCCTTTATTTTTATAAGCGGTGTACCATTATGTACCGTCTCAATAATATCAGGCTTAGTATCGACTGCTTTAACCCAGCCGTCTTTTGTAATTGTGCCAATAGAATGAAGATACGTGTGTGGTTTACCATCAATAGGCGACCAGTTCTTCTCTGTCTTACCAAGAGGATTGCCAAACTTATTTACAATCTCGTAGGAGCTATTCTCATAATCAACAATAGCTTCAGCTTGTTCTTGGTTTACTCTTCCGTTAGGCATAGATAGATGGTTCCCAATAGCCCAAAGCTTCTTGCCGTCTGACCACAGACGTACATCTTCTAACCTGTTTGAGTTGACATCGTCTGGGGGTGGGGGGATGATAACACGCAGGTCTACCACATTATCATCTACAAGTTTTCCTACAGCCAGTGTGCTACGCCAGTGACCCCATATAGTACTTTCGACTGTATAACCTCTTAGACTGACATACAGCTCTCCCTTGTGCCTAGTAATAGATGGATTCCAGTAAAACTCGTCTATTGCTTTTCTTGGTGGGGTGATAACCACACCTATCTCTGGACGTTTCTCTACTGTTATAACTGGACTTACTCGGTTTGTTCGCATCATTTTAAATATTCCTTTACTTTTTCGTATGTAAATGTTCTATCTTCTGACGAGTATATAACAGTTTGGTCTGTAATAGGTTGGTTCTTGGGGTCTTGGATTAGTGAAGACTGGTTTTCGTATACGTTTCCTATGATAGAACGTATAAGAAGTGCATTGTTATTCCTAACAATTTCAGCTGCAAACTTTAGTTGCTCTGCTTTTATAAGGAAGGGTATGTGAACTTCGTATGAGATGGTTGGCATAGCATTATTTGCGAGGTACCTTTTTGTACGCCATAGTTGTCTGCTATATTTATCCATGTGTTTTCTCAAACCAATATGCTCAGTCAACGTACCCCTATTGTGATACTCTAAGCTCCAAGGTTTAAGGATATATATGTCATCAGCCATCGCTATGAACTCACCGAGAAAGTCTGCTGC